TCCTTGTCACAATCCTGATAAGGTGCTTGTGCATAGGTGTGGTCGCTGTGTGGCAAAAATGATACACCAGAGCAGATGTCAAAGTTATCAAACACCCATGCTCCAACGGCCAGCCACTCTTCGTCACGTACCGTGATGGTAACAGATGGTTTATGCTCGCACCATTCAAGTGCATACATCTTCCATAACTCCAGCTGCTCAAGGGCAGACATATCATTACGTGTTACCGCATTGTCAGGTGACTTGGTAGGAAAGCTGAACACTGTTGTGCTGTCTGGTTTCATTACACAAGCCTCTGCTGGGATGCCTGAGTCCTTGAGAAACTGCGTCAGCGGGTCTTTGTTATCGCCCCGTACAGTACGGATATAGTAATCGCTATGGCGAGCATGAATGCCAGAGGCGCTATCCACAAGCTGTGATACAGTACCCGAAGGCTTGACGCAAGTGATGGCCGCAGATGCACTAATTCCAAGCTGCTGTGCAAGATTGTTGTTCGTTTGTACAGCAATGTGACGAAGCTTGTTAAGTAATTTCGTAGTCGGCTTACTAGTGATTTCATTGTCCATAATACCTGTCAGGCTTACACCCAACAGCCTTTCTTCTTCTGTGTTCTTACGCCATACAGGTCGTAGGTATGGCATGTTAGTATACGTTGATTGAATCGTACCCAAGATTGTAGCAAGCTTTACCTTACGTGTCAAGCTCTTTTCAGAATCTGTAGGGCGCACGACAACCTCTGTCAGGTTGCAGAACTGGTAAGGACGCAGGATGATTTCACTGCAGGGATTTGTTCCCCACTCTTTACCAGTCTCACGGCGTCCGAATCTTTCTACATGTTTGTCTGCGGCGGCACGGCTGAACAAGCCACGCTCACCAGACTTGGACTCGACCAGAGACAGCCACTCACGCATGAATGTTTCCATGTCGGGCTTCTCTGTGTAGGCAACTGAGTTGTTAGCCAACGCACGTTGACCTTCGTTCTCCCACCACTGACCAGACTTAGCATGACGCATACGGTCATCAGATAGATTAGACAAACTAATCATAGCACTACGGCGTACACCGCCCACTACAACTACCTCGCCAATCTTACACATGATGTCGTGGCACTCAACGCTGTTAAGCTTGCGGCCAGCTGCACCCTTGAACTTGGCTACAACAAAGTTGAACAGGTCATTCAATGGGTCAGGTCCAGAGGCACGGCCACCAAATGTCTTGAGGCGTTCACCAGCTGGACGAATCTTAGACACGTCCCACTTCGGTATGTCACCTGTGTACAAGCCACTGATTAGTTTGCGTAGTGCCTTTGCCCAACCTTCCTTGCTGTCCTGTACAACGATAAGGTCTTCGCTATCCCTAATATCTTCTGGCACTTCGGGTAGCTTCTGGATTGCTTGACGCTCTACAGAGAAGCCTACGCCAGTTCCGCATAGCAGGATGAACATTGCTTCGTCAAAGGCACGAGGGTGGTCAACGGGCAGGTAGCTACAGTTGTAGATACATGTGTTGTCACGGTCAGCCGCAGGACCAGCAGTCATCAAGGCTCGCATAGATGGCATGATTTCTAGGTTAAGGATTGCGTCTTCAATCTCGTTGACTGTCTTGCTGTCCAAGTCAGCAGGGCGTACGATGTTATCAATAAAACGACCAACTGTTTCCGACCATGTTTCTCGCCTGCCTTCGTCCTCTAGCCATCGGGCATAGCGTGACGTAGCAATAAATGTTTGGTAGTCTGTTGGTAGGTGGTTAGTCATAGCGGTTGTCTGTGTCATTGGTTTGAAGCTCCTCTCCTGTTAATGCTTTCCAGCTGTATTTAAAATCAAATCTTGCGGCGGCTTGACTAATCAAGTCGGCAATGTAACGTGTCTCCGCTTGTGCTGTCTTGTCGAGGCGTTGGTTAACGACACGAGCAAAGGCATACAGAGAGCCAGACCAGTACCATTCTGTGTACATGTTCTGTGGAAGCACCATACGTGCCATCTCTGGGGCAATGCCTACATCAAGCATACGTTCATACTCTGCGATTGCGGAGCGTGTATATGAGCCAATGTGATAATCAATAGTATCGTCTGAGCTACCCTGCTTTACATTGTCTGCCTTAGTGCGCCACGATTGAGGCGTGTAGAACTTAGGTGTATAGTCCACGTAGCGGCGGCTGACTTCATTCCAAGCCAACCCCACTTGGTGTTTGACAAGCTGTCGTGCGACAAAGATGGGGGCTTCAATACGAAACTGTAAGAAGCAGTGGGAGAACGGCGACCAGTGACCATGCTCTGCAAGATACTTGATTAGCTTTTGGTCGGCATCGGACAAGTCCTGTAGGCTACCGTTCTGTACTCGTTGTGATTCTTTCTTGAATGAAACACGGGCAGCGTTGACTACTGTCAAGTCACTACCCATGTGGTCGATTAATGTTACCTGCATTTTGCGAAGACTCCCATTATACTATACGTTCTGAACAGAGGCAATAAGCTTTTCCAAATACCACTGTGCTTTTTTCAAATCTTCCACAGGCTTTCCCTTGTACTTGTATCGCCAAAGATATTTCATGGCGTTGCCCTTACAATATCCCTGGAACTCTTCGTCTGACATGCTGGCTTCGATAGCCTTGATTGCCTCAACGCCCTTGGTATTGTAGTGGGCGGGGCTGTTAACTGGGTCATCACTTGGTGTCTGGGTGTATCCAAACCTAGTGTCCAAGTATTGCGTTAATCCGTTTTCTGACATAATCTACTTCTCCTGTCTGTAATACTTTGTATGCAAAGTCTCTCATGTAATGTGCATCTACTCCTGCGTTGACACACACCTCCTCAAAGTCTTCAGCTGTCGTCCCTACCGAAGCAAAGAACCAAGCCGATGCCCTGTCTCGTTCTATTCGTGCAGTCGTAGGCTCACCATCATAGGCTGGCTTAGATGCGTCAAGCAATGCCTGAAGCAACACACACAAGAACAGTGTACGTTCTGGGGACGATTCGTCAGGGCGAAACTCGTCCAAGTGAATTGTTATCTTACTATTTCCCACCCTGTTTGTCAAGCCACGATTGCGGAATGCCTTCATTTAATTTGCAATACATATAGCCGTGCTTGTCACACCAGTCTCCGTAGGTCATCTTGCCTCCCTTGTATAGCTTGCGGGTGGGGTTGTCAAAGACAAACCTGATGTCCATGTCTGGATACTGTGACTTAATGAACAGGTGTTTCTTCCTGTCTTCTGGCATGAACCTGCCCTTGACCTCTAGCACTACGCCGTTAGGTAGGAAGAAGTCAGGGATGTAGTTCTTATCTTCACGCCACTCGTAGGGTAGCTTTTGTTTCTCGTATACGAAGTCAATCTTGTGCTTGTGTAGCTGTTGAGCCGCTTCGTATTCAGAGTTTGATTTGTATTCGTGTTTATATTTTTTTCTTTTGAATCCCATTACACATGTACTTCCTCAACGTCTGGGGTCTTTGCCACAGTGGTCAAGTAACGTACTCCGTTAGAATATTTGAATGCTCTCAGTCCTTGTCCACCATTAGCATCAGACCAGCATTTCTTTTTGTAAGGGCAGAAGACACAGCCCACAACCAACTTGCGGTTACCTGACTTTCCATCTGCCGTGTCGCCGTAGCAACGTGCAGGAGCTTGCTCGCTTTCCACCATGTTCTTGAGGTGACGCACTCTTGAGGGCGCATCAATCATTTCCATGTCGTGGATAGGTAGGATGCAAAGCTCGCTACTGTTCTTGTCGATTGCAAAGAAGGCGGCTTCCTTGCGGTTATTCTTCGTGGCATAGGCACTAATCTGTGCGATGTATCCAAACGGGTCATCGTCTGATAGCCTGCCTTCCTTAAACTTCTTGAATGCGAATGACGATGCTGACTTGATGTCAACCAGTACGTCATCAATCACGCAGTCCTGATGTCCAAGCACACCCTCAACCTCTACGGTATCCTGTGCCTCTTCTACCTTGTGTCCTGCGGCTCTGGTAAGACAAATCAGGAGAGCCTCAAGAACATGACCCATTAAGAACTTAATCTTGGTCTGCCCATTGATGGACTCCCCCTCTTCGCCTTGTACTCCGTACCAAATCTGACGGTCTGGTTTGCCGATTGAAGACAGACGTAGGTGTGATGCACCTTCACGCTGGCCTTCACGGAGTATAGTTTCGACAGCCTCTCGCACAAGGCCGCCGACTTCATCAAGGGCTTCCTTAACATGAGCCTGCTCAACATCAGCACCTTGCTCAAGCATAGTGTAAATGTCAGGGA